TTGAGGCGTTCGGCCCGACCGGCGGCTCAGTCGACAGTCCTGCCGCTCAGCAGACTGTCATGTCGATCATCTCTGAGAAGGTGGCTGAGTCGATCGACGCCGCAGAGAAGAACGGTTTCGTCGCTGTGACTACGTTCGCTGTGGGCGACGCGGATAACGAATACAAGGGCTACAGGCTCTGGCCGCAGTTCGGATTCGATGCCGATCTCCCGCGACACATGACGAAGAACATTCCGCCTGAACTGATCCTGAAGTCGAAGGGCATTGAGATTCCCCCGCCCGGCTCGACGAGCATCCCGCAGCATCTCGTGATCAAGAGTCTCGCGTCGCAGTACAGAGACCTGACGATCCAAGAGTTGCTCAAGACTCGCGAGGGCGATCGCTGGTGGGACGAGAATGGCGATGACATCAATCTGAAGCTCGACCTCACCGACAAGACGAGTCTCGGTTATCAGCGTTGGGAGAAGATGAAGTCACGCCTGCCACGGCTCAAGATTCGCAACGAGACGCGTGCGTTCTTTGATGCGTGGGTTCAGGAGCGTGGGTTCTGCCCGACTGGTGAGGGTGGTGGCATTCTCAATACGTGCGGCAACGACGACAACGGCGGGCCGACCGATGCGTTCGGAGGAGACGTCGGAGGCTTCCAGAGAACACCATATGCTGCCAAGGAGAAGAAGGGTGGTGGCGGAGATTCTGCACAGGCCGAGCCGCTGAAGTGGTCGCCCGGCCAGTCACATCCAGACTTGTTCTCCGATGCTGTGTCGAGCAATGTCGTCACCCGCAGTGCGGACGGACAAGTCGAAAGCACGACAATACCCGGTGCCGCCGTATCGCCGGGCTTTGGCGGAAACTATATCGACCCTGTTTCTGTGGGAAGGTATCTGGCCGACAAACAGTCGGAGCATCGTGGCCGAGTTATCGACACCGCCGACAGGACAAAGCCCCTGCAAGGAGACGATTTTGAGTACATGGTCACGGGGATTGTGTCTCAAGTTCAATCAGCCACAGCACGCGGCGTGGCACCAAACTTCTACAGCCCAGAAGACAGGCAGAAGCAACTTGAAGAGTACGCGAAGGTTCAGCCGTTAATGCGAGGCGGAAGAACTGCATCGGGACGCTGCATCGGCGAAGAGGGTCCGAATGGCGAATGCGAGCCGGGAGAGGGCATTTCCCCTCATGCTGAGTTTCTCTTCCGGTCTACTCAAGCCCTGACGTCACCGATGGCGACACCCACGAACAATATGCTGATCGCTGACCAAGTGCTGACGCGATTCTTCACGGACCCCGACCCCGAGACGGCAAGGCTTGGGAATGGTCTGAGCGTGCCGGGCCTTGGTGGTAAGGAGACTGCGAAGAAGTTTGCTCGCCTTCAGGGAATCATAGACAGGATTGGCCTTGAAGAGACTCGCAGGCTTTTCAGTCAGCCCCCTATGCCTGTCAGGGACTTTCAAAAATACTTTACATCGCAAATACCCGGATCAGAAAAGGAAAAGTTCACGGCAGACTACTACGCCGACGAAGTTGTTCCACTTTTTTCTATCTTCGGCCCAAAGGTTGGACCGTTCTTCGCAAACAACATGGGCGATCACGACCCGCTCACTGCGGACTTGTGGTTCTCGCGAACTTGGGGGCGGCTCTCAGGTGAACTCATTAAGGAGCAAAGCCCCGATCTTGCGAAAAAACACGCCTCCATTCTTATGGAGTCAACGAAAGACATTAAACGAAAAGACTTGGCCGAGGTTGGCGTTGACGGCAGGCAGTTTCGGACGATCGTGTCTGGAATGAAGAAGTCTGGAGTCATTCCTTCGACTGTAATTGACTGGGCCGAGCGACGCGTGAAACAGTACAAGGATGACGGACACCCTGACCCAAAGCACGGCACTGGCACAGAGACTCGATATAAGATCGACAGGCTTGCGGTTGCCATCCTCGACAATGAAACAAAGGCTCTGGACGCTCCTCAGAACGCCACGATGCGGAGCAACATGATCAAGGTCATGCGTGAGGCATCCGCGAGGACAGGCGTCCCGATAGCCTATATGCAGGACATCCTTTGGCAGGACGAGCAGGACGCTTATGGGACTCTCGGCACGAGAACGTCGACGGAGGTAGGTGTTCCTTCGCTGTATTCCGACGTGATGAAGCAAATCGCGAGCGGTAAGATCAAAAGGAGGGAGGTTCGTGCGTACATCGAGCAAGAAGGAGACGGCGAGCTTCGCTATTTATCTGATCAGCCCAGCGGAATTGAGCAGGCACTGTTTGACGTCGCGATTTCTGGCATGGACGACGATGATTTTGTCGATCTGGCCTTGTCTTTACTTCGCCGCAACGACCAAGAAGACCGATCCACACTTGAATCAGCCAAGGAAGTCGTCATCGAGCTACGTTCAGCCGGTCTGAACACGATTTTGATGCCGAATGCAGGCCGCGATGGGCTTCACGTCATGGGTTTTGACGCTGATATCCCCAGAGACCTCGTAGATTCGCTCCCAGAATCGCTCTCGCACTGCCAAACGCTGCTCGATCTGCACGTAACAGGCGAAGGACGCTCGTGGTGGGAGCAAAACGGTCGCGACGTGGACGTCACGATCGACCTCGACGGCATTCAAGGCCGTATTTTCGACAGTTTCGCCGCTGAAAAGCGATGGGAAGACATCATTGAAGAAGGGATTCTCGACGAATATGGCAATTCCTGAGAAATACAGCCACATTGACTTCACTCCGCCGTCTGGAGTGAAGGCCGCAGCCGCTCGCGGACTTGCAATGCGACGTGAACACGGTCGAGGAGGCACTGCCATCGGCATCGCGAGGGCACGTGACCTGTCGAACGGCACAAAGTTGTCGCCTTCCACCGTCCGACGCATGAAAGCGTTCTTCGATCGACACGCACCAGACCGCAAGGCACCCGGTTTCAACGCCGGTGAAGAAGGCTACCCCTCAAACGGGCGTATAGCCGATCTCTTGTGGGGCAGTCGAAGTGGCGAGTCTTACGCAAATAAGGTCGTTGCACAGATGAACGCTGCTGACGAGCGGACTTATAGTACGGATGCAGAGACCGCTACGATCGAAGAGGAGGCTGTATCGCAAAGGAGTGCAGAAATGCAGGGCGTAGAGCGTCGTTACTTCGGTTCATTCGACAAGCCAGACGAAAACTCGCTCACGGTCGAGCATCGTGCTGACCCGGCGACCGGCGTCAAGCGAACCTACATTGTCGGCTATGCGGCGAAATTTGGAACTGACTCTTTGCTGCTTGGGGATTTCATCGAGAGGCTGGCCCCGTCCGCTTTCGACATCGTGAAGGCTGGTAAGGACGACAAGGGCAGGCCGCTCAACACGCGTTGCCTGTTCAACCACGATCCCAACCACCTTCTTGGTCGATTCCCGACGACGATGAAGATGACGGTCGACAAGGTCGGCCTGCGGTACGAGTGTCTTCTTCCGGAGTCTCGAAAAGACATCGCCGAAATGATTTCTCGCGGCGATTTGCGTGGATCAAGCTTCAGTTTCGTATGTGCAGAAGGTGGCGAGAAGTGGTCGAACGAGGACGGTCAGTCAATCAGGACCGTGACACGCATCAAGTCATTGCTGGACTGCTCGCCAGTGACCTACCCAGCCTACGACGATGCTACCGTCGAGATCGCGAAGCGGAGCTACGAGGTCTTCTCTTCTGGCAAGAAGAAGATCGTAGAGGTTCGCTCAAACGTCGCCAGCGAGATCGAGAAGACTCGTGCATTTCTCGACGAGCGACGTGGCTTCTGTGCCACCGGCCAAGGCGGCGGGATCGACAACTCGTGCGGTCCAAAGTCAGTTGGTGGACCGCCATCAATGCTTGCCGTAGCAGCTACACAGGGGGCACTAATTGGTGGTGTAGTTGGTTCGGCTGGAGGGTATACAGGCGTTGCAATTGGTTCAGTCACGGGAGCATTGCTCGCGGCTGCTGGTTATGGTGCCGGAATGGCAATCAAAGCAGGTGCCTCAGCGGCATTTGGGTCGATCACTTCGGGAAGATTGGACTCACTCTCGAAGAGCATTGGAGTTACGACGGACAAGCTCTCGTCTGCTTCATCTGCCTTGTTTGGCTCAGAGTCAAAACCATTTGCACTCGATAGCAAGACGATTGCCATCGAGTCTGGCGACAGCATCGCTCTCATCTCCAGTGGCAGTCAGTTCTCGAAGGCGGCTGGAACTGCTTTCCACTTTCAGCCCGGCTCAGACATCAAGGGTACTCTCGACGTCAAGGCCGTCGAGAAAGCAGCGAAGGCAGTCGGTGCGAAGGTCGTGTCTGCCGAAGTGTGGAGCGACAAAGATGCTAAGTCGCTGACGTCGAAGGGGTATCGCCAAGTTGTTGCATCCCCCGGCGGCTACTCGACCAGCAAGGGCGTTTACGAGAAGAAACTCTCTGGCAGCAAGCGTTCAGTAGACCCTCGTGCCGATCAAGTCGTGGCCGAGACCCTCAAGTTCCTCATGGATCGACGTGCATGATTTCGGCACGCTACGCGTCTCTGTTGGCTTTTGCACAGTCACGTGGAAGCGACTGCGGTCGCGACCCTGACGGCAAGTTTGGCGGCGGCAACAAGTGTGCCGTTGTCGGCGGCGTGCTACGCCCTCAGTCTACAGAGCCTCACGATCAGGAGCCGACATACAACGAAGCTGACGACGATCACGTCTATCACGTGACGACCCAAGGCAACGCGGCAGGGATCGTGTCTGACGGCTTCAAACAGTCAGGGTCCACTGTTAAGGGCGGATCATACGAGAATTACTCAAAAGGCAAGACGTTCTTCACCGAGAAGAGCGGCTTAGCGTTTTGGAGGGACCGGGTCGAGGATCATCTTTTTCACGAGCATGACGATCCGCCTCCCGTGGCGATCGTTCGCGTAAAGAAGTCTGAGGTAGAGCATCTCCTCAAGCCAGACGAGATCGGCACGAAGGACGCCGGGTCGAAGGCTTACTACGTTGACCTGACTGGCAAGAAGCAATCGCGTGCCTTCTGTGCTACCGGCCAAGGCAACGGCATCGACAACAGTTGCGGTGCGAAGATCATGTCCGCACCGGACAAAGATGGCGGCGGCGGAGGACGCTCCCCTGCCCCAGCAGCACCAGACACGTGGGACGAAAACACTTGGTCCGACAACACTACTGGCGGAGGAACTTTCGACGAGCTTCCTGACGGACTCTCATCGCTTGGTTCTCTGTCTTTTCATCCTTCGACTACCACTGCTGACGTCATGGGGATAGCTAAGCAGACGGGTATCGAAGGACCGTCTCAGTTGCTCACTATCGGTGCCTGTAACGTGCCTGATGCAGACGTTCGCCTCACTCTTCATTCAAGCAATCTTCTCAGTCTTCGTGCTGACATTCCGGCTGGCAGCAAAAAGTCAGATGGAAAAATTCAAGTAGACACGTCTGTCGTTTCTGGAACTGACGGGCCAGAGATTGACTACGGACTACTCAGCTTAGACGACACTGCTCAAAAGAAAGCCGACAAGGATGAGTCCTACCAGCTACGCGTAGCTGGCAAGGTTATGGACGTGATGCTCTCCTCGCTTGAGGCAGCGGAGAAGGCGGGCTTTGTTCGTGCAGAGACTCTCGCGGACGGATACGGCCCCGGCAACACGAATGGAAAAAAGACTGAGATGCAGGGGTACAGGCTGTGGGGCAAGTTTGGCTTCGACGGAGACGTGCCCCGTGGCTGGTTTATGAATCTGCAAAACAAGGGAATAGACGTTTCTGAAGCACTGAACCCTTTGGATAGTATTCGTCTTCGAGAGGACGGAGTCGTTCGCTTGCAACAGGTTCTGGCTACAAAAAAAGGTGAAGCTATCTGGAAGCAGTGGGGCATTCCTCTGCCGCTAACATTCGATTTCACAGACAAGAAGAGCGACGGCTATCTGAGGTATCAGAGGATGCTTTCTCTCTCTAAAAAGGCCAAGTCTTACAGGTCTCTCTTCTTCGAGTACGTTGCCGGTCTTGAGCTTCGCGAAGACCCTTCCCTGTGGAGCGGCTTCGTCGAGCAGCGTGCCTTCTGCCCAAACGGCGAAGGCAACGGCGTAACGAACGACTGTAGCCCCGCCCAGACCGCGAAGTCATTCCCAGAAGGCTCACAGAAACTCAGGGACGCCGTCGACTCCGTGGCCCCGGCTCCCGATCAAGTATGGAATCGGTCGAAGGGCTTGGCGGAGACGCCGCCCGCGAAGGAGATGGACGACATCGCCAACGAGCAGACTAGCAACACAGGCGTGCCGCTCACGCCGGAAGCAGAGGCGTCCTACGGCTCGCTCGTCGATGAGATCGGCAGGCAGTACGAGGCACTGACTGCCGCCGGGCTGAAGGCACGTGCTTGGCGTGGTGAAGGCGAGCCATACGGCGATCCGCCGGGCAGCACGAAGCCCAACTCAGACAAGATGCGTCAAGAGGTCGCCAAGACTGGCGAGTTCTCTTTCTTTATGACCGACAAGGGCTTCGGCACCGGGGACGCCACGCCTGACCACCCAATGCTTCGCGAGACGAAGTACAAGACCGCCGACGGCGAGCCGATGATCGCCAACGACCTGTTCCGTGTCGTCCACGACATGGTGGCTCACGTTCGCGGCGGCTACTCGTTCTCCACGAACGGCGAGTACAACGGAATGCTGACTCACGCGTCTACGCTCCCAGAGGCAGCGTGGCCTGCCCTCTTCGCTGAGACGTTCGGACAGAACGCCGTCTACGAGAAGACAAAAAACTACGCACCGCAAAATGCCTACGCGTCGAAGGTCGGCCCGGAGATCATTCGCGGCGAACTGAAGAAGCGGACGAAGAGCAGCCGTGCGGCGAAGAACGACGGCGACGAGCCGCTGGGATACCAGCACATCAAGTCGAGGCCTGCACTTCTCAAGTCTCTGGTCGAGAAGCGGGCCTTCTGCCCCAACGGCACCGGCGGCGGCATCAGCAACACGTGCGGTGCTTCGGAAGGCGGCAACACGGCACCGCCGATTGGCTCACCACAATTCAAGGAGTGGTTCGGCGGCAGCAAGGTGGTCGACTCAAGCGGCAGTCCGCTCGTTGTTTACCACGGTACATCTTCTGAGTTTGACGAATTTGATCCTGCCGCCAGTCCCGTGAACGACGACGGCTACATGGGTGCTGGGTCTTACTTCATCGCAGACAAAACACTTGCCACCCAATACTCACTGATGGCATCTGACAATAAGCCGGGCACGCCACGCGTTGTAGAAGCTTACCTTTCGATCAAGAACCCAGTTGTCATTTCACAGTCGGATCAAACCTACGGAATGACGAGAGAGGAAGTAGTCGCTTGGACTGAGAAGAAGAAGTCTCAGGGGCACGACGGAGCAACAAACGGACAAGGCGAGTGGGTTGCTTTTTACCCTAAGCAAATCAAGCAAGCACCACAGACTAAGAAGCAGTCACGCTCCTCAGACTGTGGCCGCGATGACGATGGAAAGTTTGGTGATGGAAACACGTGCCGTGTCGGAATCAACGTCAACGACGAGTCTCAGGACTTCACGGGTCAGATTCTCTCCGGTGCCAAGACGACTGAGACTAGGATCACAAACTCGCTCAAGCCCTATATCGGTCAGAACGTAGGCATCGTCCGCACGGGCAAGGGCAAGGCCACGCTCGTTGGCACGATGAAAGTCGGCGAGCCAAAGTTCTACAGCACGCCAGAGGAGTTCGACGCCGACTTCGATAAGCATCAGATCGACAAGGACTCGCCTCACTACATCGGCCCTCAAGGAAAGTTTGGATATCCTCTCTCTGAGGTGAAGCCTTTGAAGCCAGTTGAGCTTCCGCCCGGAGGCAGAATCGCCCGCGTGCTTCACAAGTCAAAGAGAGAGTTGACCGTCGAGTTCGATCTTGGGGGCGAGTCGCCGGAGCATCCACGAGAGTCTCGCGGAGACGCCCCAGCCCCCAAGAAGGATCAAGTCAAAGGCAGCGACGTCAACGCGGAGGGTTCTGCAAAGAATAAGTCTGGTGACATCTCTCTAAGCGAAGGCACGATCTCGTCGCTGAAGAAAAAGGTCGAGGAACACAACGCTGCAATGCGAGAGGCCGGGAAGCCAGACTGGACTCACGTTCGCCTGTCATCATTGAAGGCAGTCTTTCGCCGTGGTGCTGGTGCTTTCTCGACTAGCCACCGTCCGGGCATGGCTCGCGACCAATGGGCAATGGCAAGAGTGAATGCGTTCCTGACTCTTGCCCGGAGAGGCAGGCCAGAGAACGCGAAGTACACGACAGACAACGACCTACTCAACTCGAAACACCCGAAGCACAGTAAAGAGTCTCGTGCCGACGACTGCGGTCGCGACGACGACGGACGGTTCTCGTCTAACAACAAATGCGGCGGTCAGGTCGATATGCCGAAGGAAGACCCTCGCGGGCGTATGCGTTACGAGAGCGGCGTTCAGACAGACGCCGCCCGGAAGCTCTACCAGATGGGCACATCGGAGAAGAAGCTGAAGGGTCTCGTCGAGACTCTTGGCGGAGACGTGTCAACCACGCGTGCCGACATCAACCCACCAAGCGTTGACGTGACTGTCGCAGACAAAGATGGAAATAAACTCTTCCACATCGAGGTTCAGAACGGACGTGCGAGGCTCTATCCCACCAAGGACTTGAGCGACGACGAGCTTGGCGTGATCAAGAACGCAGCCAGCGAAGCGTTTGCGGGGCGGGATGCAGACACTAAAATCAAGGTCTTCACGAAGGCGTCAGACATCAAGTCTTGGGAGAAGGAGAACGCCGCCAAGATCAAGGCGTGGGAGGACAAGTACCGCTTCTCCGTACTGCTCCCGCCGCACGAGCGTCCCAAGAAATGGGAGAGATCGCTCGACACAAGGCACGCTTCCCTGCTCGCATTTGCTCAGGCTCGTGGGTTCTGCCCAAACGGCGAAGGCAACGGCGTCACGAATGACTGCTCGTCGAAGGGCGGCGGCAGTTTGCAGTTATTCTCTGAAGATACTGCGAAGTGGCATTCGGGTGAGTCGCTCGACAAGGAGTTCCCTCGCGAGTATTGGACAGAGAAAGACACAAAAGAGTCTTACTCAGTCGTTGACACACGCGGCGGCAAGGTTCCCGTACTCGACCGCAGAGACACGAACACACCTGACTACCTTGACGAAATTGAGTGTCACGGTTCCGAATGCGGTCTTGGCGTCACATTCGAGGACGCCAAGATGCTCCAGCCGGATAGCGACATAGACCCAAGCTGGTCTCCGCTGGATGCCTACATAGGTAAGGGTTACGGATACTTCACCGGCAACGACTCTGAGGGGGACGAATCGATCGACTTCCACGGAGCCGATTACGGAACGATTGACGACTATATGGCAGAAGAACTCAAGAAAGAAAAGCAAAAGGAGAACGAGGCTGCTTGGGAGTCGCTTGATAAGAATTCGGAATTTGGCGATCGATGGGATTCAATGACTGAAGATGAGAAGAATGCTGCCCAGAGCGATTGGGTGTGGCAGCAGAATGAATTCATCGATGAAGAAATCGACACAATGCGAAATGAAGCAAGGGGTGCCGCTGTCGAGAAGATGAAGGAAGAACTCGAAAAGGCGGTCGCACGAGAGACTATCGAGTGCTGCTTGCAGTTGTATCGTGGAATTAGCGTTGATGAGCAGCAAGCTAGGAGAATTCTTTCAGACGGATACGTGAGCCACGACGCTGTTAATAGCTGGACTACATCTCGCGGAACTGCTCGATCTTTCGGCGGCAACAGGCTTCTGCTCGTCATGCAAAAGCCAAGAGTCGGATATGTATTCAAGCCAGACACGCACAGCGAGGCGGAGGTCGTGCGTCCTCCGTCGAGGCTGAAGATCACGGGTGCCGTTAAAACCAAAACGGGAATGGTTTTGTACGTCAACGAAGACGAGGATTACCGATGAGTACCATGCTCGAAAGGCTTGTCGGCGACCCTTCTTCTGTCGCTAAACCGGGCTGGAAGAAGCCAAAGCATCTCAGGGACGCAATTCGCGAGCGAAACAAAAAGCGTCGCGGCGGATCGCCCTCGCTCGACGCCCGGTACGCGTCGCTGCTCGCCTTCGCCGAAGCACGAGACTGCGGGCAGGAGAACGACGGCAAGTTCTCCAAGGGGAACACCTGTGCTTCAGGGATCGCAGCCGATGCTGCCAAGGGTGCTGCCAAGGGTGCTGCTCTTGGTGCCCTCGCTGGCTTCGCAAAGACATTCCTCCCTCAAGTCGCGGCATCTAACGCCGCCGTCGGTGCTGTCGCCGGTGCTGTCAAGGGAATCTACGACAACCAGATGAGGCCGACGCGAGTGTCGAATCGAATCACAAAACTTGGCATGACGGACGAAGGCGTCGCGAACATCGTCAAGAGTCTTGGTGGCAGCAAGAACTCAGTGGCAAGCACGACGGGACGTGCCCGGCTGACTGTGAAGATCAAGAACCGCGAAGGCAGGGTGACTCACGTCGTGGATTTCACGAACAAGACCCTGACGATCTACCCCAAGAAGGCTGGCAAAGAGCTATCAGACTCAGAGCTACAGGCTGTGAAGGAGATCGCCTCCGCCAACGCACCGAAGCAGACAAAGTTCGCGGTCAAGACCGACTCGCTCTCATACGTGAAGCGTATCGCCCGAAACGGTTTCGAGGTCTCTGCCAGTAAGGCTGGGATCGTGATCGCGACTGCGGCTGTTTCTGCCTTTGGTTCAGCCGTACCAGACGTCGTCGGTGGTCTGGCTGACTTCTATTTCGATACGCATTTCACCGACTCTTTCTATCGGAGACCAAATGCAAAGCGGTGACAAGTGTTCGTGTGCTGGGTGTAGCGGAAGGATGATCACGAGGAGCAGCCGCCAGAGTGGTGATCTTCAAGTGAGGTATCTCCGCTGCCAAGTCTGCGGTCGTCAAGACCGTTCTATCGTTACTGCCAACGACGTGCGATCCATCTGCTGGCGTCGCACCGGACCAAAATAGTGTTGTTTCATACAACACTTTCTTAGACCGCCCTCTTCAGGGCGTTGAGCCTTAACTCGTAGGTTGAACGTGTCGCCACGCATCGCGTGGCCGCAACGTCAAACCACTAGCTAAGGAACGCGAAGCATGGAAGCCTCGTCCAAAGTCAAGAAGCTCCTCGACGAACTCGCCGCCGTCCTCGCTGAGATGGGTGCGGTTCAGGAGACTGACACCGAGACCACCGATCAAGGCGACGACATGGTCGAGCAGAACGGCATGGATCACGCCGCTCCCGACGAAGAGAAGGACGAGGTCGAGGATACGCAGGAAGTGGAAGGCGAGAAGCAGAAGAAGCTTCGCTGCCTCTGCGAGCGTGCCGAGAAGCTTCGCGACCAGATCACGTTCTACGAGAACGTCGCTGCCAAGGAGTTGGAACTCCGGGCCGTTCTCGACAAGTCCACCCCAGCCAAGATCGAAACTCGCAACTCCAAGGAGACGCTCGTGAAGATTTCCCCCATTGCACTTCCGGGTGCAGGCCGACTCAAGAATTTCAAGGGTGCGAACGCCGAAGAGCGTGCGTACCGTGCTGGTCAATTTTTCCGTGCCACCTTGCTGAAGGACACCGAAGCCCAGCGTTGGTGCAAAGATAACAACGTGACCGAGTCGCGTGCCCTGAATGAGGGGGTCAATGCCCAAGGCGGGATTTTCGTGAATGAGGAAATTCTCAACGAAATCATCGTTTTGGTCGAGGAATTCGGTGCATTCCCTGCGAACGCCCGCAACCTCAGCATGAAGTCGGATACCCTTATTGTACCCCGCCGAGTGGGGGGTCTCAAGGCCTATTTTGTGGGGGAAAATTCTAGCATCAACGAATCTGATGCGGCTTGGGACCGTGTTCAGTTGGTAGCCAAAAAAGCTGCCGTAGCGAGCCGCATCTCTTCGGAGATTTTGGAAGACTCGTCGGTACTGAATCTCGCAGATTATCTGACGGGAGAGGTGAGCCGGGCTATTGCGGAATTGGTCGATGTCTGTGCGTTCGTCGGGACAGGCAGCGGCGAGCATGGCGGAATCGTTGGGGCTGCGACGAAGATCGTCGATGGCACCCACGGTGCTGGCGTGATCACGGCTGGCAGCGGCGAGACTGGTGCTTCGACCCTGAAGCTCGACTCGCTCATCGCCACCGCTGGTCGACTTCCACTTTTTGCCCGTGCCCAAGCGAAGTGGTTCGTGAATCCCGCCGTCTTCGCTGCCAGCGTGCAGCGTCTCGGCCTCGTGAACAACGTCGGCATCGCTGGCGGCAACACGCCTGCCACGGTTTCGGCTGGTTCGGAAATGCGACTGCTCGGATATCCAGTAGTGTTCGTACATACACTATCTAACAACGTGTCGGCTGACCCCGGCGTGGTGAAGTTCCTGTTCGGCGACCTGTCGCTCAGCAGCTTCTACGCGACCCGTCGCGGCCTGACGATCAAGCAGTCCACGGAACGCTACGCAGAATTGGATCAAACGCTCTTATATTCAACTATGAGGTTTGATGCCCTGACGCACGATCTTGGCGACCAAAACCGTGCTGGTCCGCTCGTGGCTCTCCGGACCGCTGCCTCCTGATTAGTACGTATACTCTACTTTCAGACACCCTTCTTTACAAGGACATAAGACGTGAATCATCTCGAAGGAACGAAGACGGTCGCCAAGGTGGGCGTGGCTGTGGCTGCGAATGCCACCCACTCGCACGAGATCGACACCCTTGGTGCCGACTACGCGAGCATCGACGTGGTGTTCTCGGCGTTCACCGCCGCGACCTCCAGCTATGCCAGCGTGCTGAAGCTTCAGCAGTCGAATACTTCTGGCAGCGGTCAGGCCGACATCAGCGGCTTCACGATCACCGCCGGTGCTGGCTCGACGACGGGTGGCACGGGTGCCGTGGCCCGGTTCAACGTCGATATGCGTGGCAAGCAGCGGTTCCTGACTGTCGTTGCGACTCCGGGTAACGCGGCCACGATCTCGACCGTTGCACGACTCAGCAAGCTGGAAGATATGCCGATCACGGCTGCGGACATGGGCGTCAACAACGTCGCCCCTGCCGTGCCGACGATCAACAAGCAGTTCCAGACCTACTAAGTCCAAGGACGGACTCGACGGGCAAGGATGCCCAGCTTCATTCCCTTGGAGGGGCTTGAGGTGTTAGATGCGGGTTCTCGTTGGCAATGTTGAACACGATGTACGAGTCGCGGCGTGCCTAAGTATGCCGCGACTCGCTTTTACTGATAACTACTTTTCAGTAACAAGCACATTCGCTCCCCACGGCATCCAAGTCGTAAAAGGCACTGGGGCGTTTTGGGACCAGACGATGAACCGTATCCTGACTGACCTCTCTAAAGAGGAAGCGGGATACGATTTCATTTGTACTGTTGACTATGACAGTGTCTTTGAACCTGACTGCCTGACTCGACTCTTGTCCGCGATCCTCATCTCTGGCGTGGACGCGATCGCTCCTCTTCAGATGAAGAGAGATGAGAAGCAGTTGATGTTCACGCCCGAAGGCTTGGCTGGCAAGGGTGAGCAGACCATCACGATGCCAGCCGAATGGTGGGAGAAGTCGGCACAGCTTGTCGACACGGCTCACTTCGGCATGACTCTGATTCGCACGTCTGCACTCAGGAAGATGACGAAGCCTTGGTTTATTGGCGTCCCTGACGAAGACGGAGACTGGGGGCCAGACCGACAAGACCCAGACATATTTTTCTGGCACAAGTTCCGGGCGTGCGGCAACAAGCTGGCTATCTGCCCGCAAGTTGCGATCGGTCACGCAGAACTTGTGATCACGTGGCCTGACCAGCGGCTCAAGGCAACCTACCAGTATCCGACTCATTTCTGGAACAGCGGCGGGAAGCGACCACCGGAGGCTTGGGGTTCGCAGGCACACGCGGAGAAGAGCGGAACATGAAGATCAAGATGCTGGCTGACTGGTCGTGGCACAAGAAGGGCGAGATCGTCGAGATTTTCGACCCAACTGCACGCGGCTGGATTCATGAAGGACTCGCAGAACTCGTCACTGAAGAGACGCGTTCTGTCGTTGTCGAGCAGGCGACGATGCACGTCGAAAGGCGGAAAGTTAAGCCGTGAAATACTACGAGCTTGTTAAGCGATCGAACCTCCGCTATCGGTCCCTGCGAAGGATCACGGAGCCGGTGGTCGAGCCGATCTCTCTCGCAGAGGCCAAGTCTCACCTCCGGATCGACGCGGACTACGACGCTGACGACTTGTATGTCATGGGTCTCGTGACGGCTGCACGGTGGCACGTGGAGACGGTGTGCGACCGGACTCTCATCCGATCGCAGTGGCAGATGAAACTCGACACGTTCCCAAGCTGGGACATCGAGCTACCCCGGCCACCGATCACAACCGGCGACATCGTCGTCACGTACATCCCAAGCGACGGCATCTATTCGCCAGTTCCGTTCACTGACTTCCGTCAGGATCGCGACGCCACTCCTGCGGTGATTCGTCCTCAGTGGAACAGGACGTGGCCCCCGTGCCGTGGTGCCGAGAATGACGTCACGATCACATTCTGGTGCGGCTACGGCGACAGTGGCAAGTCTGTGCCGCAACCCGCACGCCACGCGATGTTGATGATGATCGGGCACTGGTTCACAAATCGCGAAGCGGTTGCTCCCGGCTCGATGAACCCCGTCCCTCTGGCTGTCGACCACCTTCTCGGCTCCGTGAACTGGGGACAGTACCGATGAGCATGCGGGCTGGAGACCTCCGTGAGGCGGTGACAATTCAGGTCGCCACACAGGCCACGAATGCCTACGGCGAGTCTACAGCCACGTGGACCCCGTTTGCCAACCGGCGTGCCGCCGTCGAGGGTCTCACCGCCAGCGAAGCGATGTTGTCTCAGGAACTAGCGACGATCGCGACCCACACCGTCCGGTTTCGCTACGTGCCCGGCCTGACGTCCTCCATGCGAATTTTGTGGACGAGCAGGACTCCCGCACGGACGCTCGACATCGTCTCGATCACGGAGAAGAACAACCGCGAGGAACACTCCGTCGTCTGCAAGGAGCGGGTGACGACATGAGCAGCGTCCGAATCAAGGGTCTGAATGAGATCATCGCGAAGCTGGAGAAGATTCCGGCGAGGGTGGACAGTGAGTCCGCTCTTGGTGAGGCATCTGAAATCTTCGCGGCCCGGCTCCGTGCCGCTACCCCAAAAGGGTACAGCGGCAGGCTGAAGGACTCCGTGATCTACGAGGCCGACGGCGAAGAGGCCTTTGTGGGCTACGAGCGTGAGGTCGAAACCGCTGGCAACCCGGACCTCGACAGTGTAATCCGGCCCAAGACTCGTGGCCGAAGTGTTCTGAGGTGGGCATCCACAGATGAGCTTAGCACCGTCCTTGAGGAGACGTTCGACGCGTATTCACCGGAAGGCGTGCTTTTCTTGCAGAAACGCCTCGTGGAGGAGATCGATGGCAGCACCTGAAAAGTGGCTCCGCGAGAGGCTTGATGCCGCCACGACGGCAGGCATCTATCCAGTCCTCGCCACCCAGAATGCACCGTTTCCTCTCATCGTCTACAAGCGGACGGGAACGCGTCGAGAGCGGGGTCTGACTGGCAACTTCGGAGTGCCGGTGGCGACTTTTTCCGTGGCGATCGTCTCGGAGACTTACAGCGAAGCAAAGTCGATTGCCGACTCCGTTCGTCTCTCGTGCGACAACTTTACGGGCGACACTCAGGGCGTGAAAATAGTAACGACGGCACTCGTCTCGGAACAGGACAACATGGAGCGTCCGTTCGAGGGTCAGTCCAAACCGCTATATCGGGTCGATCAGGTATACGAAGTCCGATTCACTGAATCCGTCTGAGCGTCCAAGGAGGGACGACTAAAATGGCTTACGAATCTTCGCAGGGTATTTCTTTTACGTTCTCCGGCACGAAGTTCACCGCGACTCAGATTTCGGTCTCGAAGAAGACGCCTGAGATCGACGTCACCTCGCTGGAGAGTGCCCACGGCAGCTACCGCTCGTACCGACTCGGCTCGATTCGTGACGGCGACGAACTGAAGGTCGACTTCATCGGCCTGACGCTCCCGCAGATGACTGCGACAGGCTCGATCTCGTGGTCGATTGATGGGACTGGATCGAATGCAGGCTTCACGACCGGCATTCCCACTTCCGCCCTCTGCACGTCGGCTGACGTCACGGCTCAGACCGGCGAGCTTATCAAGGGTTCTATGTCCCTCCGACTCTCGCAGAACTAATGAGGTAGCCCCGTGGCGTTTGAAACATCACAGGGGATTACCTTCACGTTCGGCGGAACCACTTACACGGCGACGTCGATCGCCGTGTCGCGGAGCCGTGGAGAGAACGACATCTCAACGACGGACATGGCTATCGGAAGCTTCCGGCGACTTCGTGCCGGAAAGCTGAACGTAGTCGAGATCAAGGTGGACTGGATCGGCGGAACAATCCCCACCGTGAAAACGGTTCAGGACTTCACGATCACTGGTACGGACTTGGGTGCCAATGCCTTCAGCGGAAAGAAGGCACTCTGCACAGGCATGAGCATCACTGGCTCAGCGGGCGATTTGCTCAAGGGTTCTGCGGTATTCAAGGTCAGTCAGGATTGAGGTGACTTGTGCCGGTCGACCCACCATTCGCAACAGGAATCGTCTTCACGTTTGCCGGTCAGCCTTACACGGCGACTCAGATCAGCGTCAGTCGCAATGCCAGTGAGTTCGACTGCACTAGCACTGACATCATGCCCACTGCGACTGCCCTTCGCCGTTACCGTGCAAGCGAAGTCGAGAACGTCGAGATCAAGGTCGACTGGCTTGGACTCACAGTACCACCCGTAGATGCGACCGCTGCATTCAGTCTTAGTACGGCTATGGGTGCCACGGGGACCATTGCACTCTGCACAGGGCTGTCTCTCACTGCATCAGCAGGCGAAATCCTGAAAGGTTCTGCCACCTTTAAAGTGAGCTACGACTGATGCCATTTGAGACATCTCAGGGAATAAAGTTCAAGTTCAACAGCGTCGTTTACACGGCGACGTCTATCTCTGTGTCCAAGAGTGCTGGTGAGTTCGCAGTCACTAGCACAGACATCCCTGCCGGTGCCGGGTGCTTGGCACGGTACAGGCCGGGCGGTCTCAAGAGTCTTGAGCTAAAGGTTGACTGGGTCGGTGCAACTCTCCCTCCGACGGACGCAGTTTATGCAATCGCACTTGAAGGTGCCGGTCCCGGTGCTGGCTCCGGCTTAACAGGCGAGAGCATCGGCTACGCCCTCTGCACTGGCTTGAGCATCACAGCCCAAGCAGGCGAGCTAATAAAAGGCTCCTGCACATTTAAAATTTCGGTGGACTAATGGCTTTTACTACAGAAGTACAGAGCCAAGGCATCGTCCTGAACTGGGGGACGACGTCAATTGGCGTTACGCGAATGTCCTACAGCGGCTCCGCTGCTGGTGAGATCGACATAACGTCAATGAGCGAATCAACGTATGTCACAGACCCAAACTTCTCGAATCACAAGCTGATGAAGAAGTCAGTCGACTTCGCGGTGATCGACTTGGGTGAGCTTAGCTGTGACTTTTTCGGCCCGGAAGGATTCGGAATCGATCTTCTCGGAACACAAAGAACTTTGTCGGTGGATGGGCTGAACCTCAGTTCGCCCGCTTTCCTCACGGCAATCTCATCGGAAGTGGTAGCAGGCGAACTCGTTCGTGGCTCTTGTACGTTCAAGTTGTCAAACGAGTAGTTTTAAGGGAGTAGGCAATGTCGGCACTTAGTAAGGCAGCGATTCTGGCGGCTCAGGACAAGAAGATGATCGACGTCGAAGTTCCTGAGTGGAACGGGTCGGTCAAGATTCGGGTGATGACGGGCACGGAGCGTGACCGTTTCGAGGCTGAGTTCGTCAACGGCAACAAGTCGGTGGACATGGTCCGGGCGAAGCTCGTCGCCAAGTGTTTGTGCGACGACGAGGGGAACCGTCTCTTCGCAGAGGCGGACATCCCGCAGTTGGGAGAGAAGTCCGCTGCCGTCCTCGACAAGCTGTTCACCGTCTGCATGAAGCACAACCGCTTCACCAAGGACGACGTCGAGGAACTGGCGGGAAACTCCTGACGAGACCCCGAAGGCTTTTCGAGTTTCGGCTCGCACTAGCCTTGGGTCGGTCTCACAAAGAACTCTTAGAGACAGTCGACGCGGCTGAACTCGCAGAGTGGGAGAGTTATTGGAAAATAGAACCGTGGGGAGACGAGTGGCGTCAGGTCGCTCGTCTTGCCACGGCTCTATGCACGGCATGGGGATCAAAGAATCTCGAAGAGGAAATGCTCATGCCGTCGTTCCGCAAGACTCCCCAGACCAAGGAGCAGATGCTATCGGAACTCCGAAAGGCATTCGGAGGCTAAGCGATGGCAACTATCGGCAGCATCACTATCGAGTTCGCGGCAGACCTTCTTGGTCTTCGCGAGGGGATCGCTGAGTCTCTCGATCTTTTCGAGGAGTTGTCCGACTCCGTAGACGGTCTTGCCGATCAGTTGGACGAGGTCTCGTCTAAGGCTGTGAAGATCAAGGCTGAGGTCGACGCAGGCTCTGTCGCAAAGGCTGACGGAGATGTTAAGGCTCTCACGAAGGACACGACCATCAAGGTCGGCGTCGATGCGACGGCTGCTGTATCGTCCGTTTCTCGCCTGTCCGTGATGGTGGCGAGCATCAAGCAGTCGATGACTCAGTTCGCTGGCGTCACTGGCGAAGGGTCAAAAGAAGTCGCACGGTTCGCAGGAAATGCCGGGACGGCTGCAAAGGAAGGTGAGAGCCTTGCGACGAGCCTTCGCAGAACGGCAGACGCTGCACTGCTGAGCGGCACAGGACAGGCAGCAGACGACGCTAACAAATTCGCTAATGCGTCCGCCAAAGCCGGTTCTGTTGTCAAGAAAACAGGCGACGCACTGACGCAGTCCGCATCCGCAGCGAGGGGACTTGCGGAGGCGACAACACTTGCTGCATCGGGTGACGTTACACTCACTTCTGCAATCGACAAGACGATCATCGCAGTCGGTCGCAGTCGAGACGCGTACATCGCTGGTGGTGCTGCTATCACGACGGCTGCGACGTCGCTTGGTGGATACGCCACGGTAGCGGCAGCGGTCGGAGGAAGTACCGCTGCAACCGCAATTGCAGTTGGCTCTCTGACGGGGGCGATCGCTGGCGGTGCGACCACGCTTGCTGTTTACTCTGGGATCATGGCAGCTACCCGTGCCGCCACTGCCGGTCTCAGCGACGAGGCGAAGAGATACGTTGAGTCAGCAACTCAGGTAGCTGCCGTTGGTGTTTCTGCTGCCGCAGGCATTCGCGTCTCCGCTGCTGCATACGGGATCGTCGCGACTGCACTGTACCGATCCTCATCTGCGATGGAGTTCTTCCAGAGGATCATTCAAGGCGTATCTTCATCGGTAACCCAGTCCGCAGCACGGATTGGTGGACTATCCTCTGCTTTCGGAAACCTACTTCCAGCCATCGAGCTTGTTGTTGGTGCGTCTAACAAGGACATATCACTTGCACAGTACGCGGCACTAACAGCCCGCGTTATTGCCACGTCGGCAGCGTTGGGTGCGGCTGGTGGTGCCCTCACAGCGTTTGCCGCAGGCACCTCTGTTGCTGGAGGTGCTGCCGCCGGTGCGATTGCGTCCGTTGGCGGGCTGGCGTCTGCCATCCCAGTCATCGCACCTCTGGCGATCGCCGCCGCTGTTGCCACGGGACGCTTCGCACACGAACTTGAACACATGAGCCTCGCCGCTCAGGCGACAGACCAAATGGCATCACGCTTTGGCTCCTCTCAGGAGGAAATGTCGAAGCTTCGACTTGCCGCACAGAACACCAACGTCAGTATGGGGCAGCTTGCCAAGGGTCAGCAGGCGTTCTACACGAACCTCAATAAGGTCAAGATCGGCCAGTTGAACGTGGATAGCGTTCGCGAAGCAAAGCTCGCCTACGATCGGCTTGGAATCTCGATCAATGAACTGAAGGAACTCAGCCCAGAAGAGGCCTTTAAGAAGGTCGCTAAAGAACTCTCCGAAGTAGAAGACCCGGCGAAGAGAACAGCACTCGCTTTTGACCTCTTTGGTAAGCAAGGTGCTGCGATCCTCCCGGCACTGAAGGAGGTCGGCGAACTTGAGCAAGACTTCCAGCGTCTTGGTGGTGCCCTCACGAAGCTCGACTTCCAGAGGTTCCTGACTCTTGAGACTTCATTCGACCGCATAAAGGCAGCGTCGGCAAATCTTGGGCAGACGATGCTGATACCGTTCGTCGAGTTGCAAAAAGCCTTCAACAACATCTCTGCTGATCTTCAAGGCGGACTGACTGCTGCACTGACTCCGATCATGGGCATCTTGGCCGACATGACCAAGCCTATCGCCGTCGTCATCGAGCTATTCGGTCGTGTGCTGAACATCATGCTGAGGCTTGCTGGCGTTGTCGGAACGGTTGTCGCTGGTTTTCTCGACTTTGCGATGATCGCAGACCTCGTCGCCGCAGTCGGCGACGCGTTCACTTATATGCTTTCGTATGTTGAGTCTGCCGTATCGATGCTTGAAAAGATCGCATCGGTAATAGCCTCTCTCCTACGCCCTTCGATCACGTCACTGAGCGAAAGCATCTACGGGTTCGGGAAGACTTTTGGGGAAGTGGTCATCGGAGCAATCGTATCGCTCGCTCTTTTCAACCTTGCAATGCAGTCAACAGCAGTTCAGGCTGCTGTAAACGCCGCGATCGCATACGCCGCAATCGGGGCGGGGTTGTTTGGCGTGATCATCGCCTCAATCCCCGTCGTCGTCGGATACATGGCATTCTACGCTGCTTCGTGGATCACAACCGCAGCCACATCGCTTGCCTCTGCCATAACGATCCACGCGGCGTGGCTTATGGCTCTCGGTCCGATCGGTCTTGTGATAGCCGGAGTTGAGTTGGTCGCTGTGGGTTTTCTGGCACTATACGCGGCGTGCGGCGGTCTCGACGACATACTCTCTGTGATTGGAAGTGTTCTATATAGCATCGGCGAGGCCACTGGCGTCGTCGCCGTCATTAACTTGATCGCCGCTGCCTTCGGCAGCATCTACGCAATCGGGTCTAAGATTTACGGAGTGTTCGCCAGCGTCGGAGAGGCTCTTGGTTTTGGAGGTGCTTCGGAAAAGATTGACGCAGCCACTGCATCAACCGAAGAACTCGCAGCCGCTGCGGAAAAAGCAGGAAAGAGTTCAAAGCAACTCGCGGCTGAGAAGGTCGCTGAGTTCGCCGCTTCCGGGACTGCCGTTCAGGTCGATTTCGGCGGTGCAGAATCAGCACAAGTTAATTTCGAGGAGGCTCGTGCTGCTTCAGTGCAGTTCGGAATGTCGATGGGCCTCACCGCCGAGCAGGCAGAGAAGGCTATCAGTGAGATCGAGCAGACAACGAACGGCCTTCGTGCTGCGATCGCCACTGTCTCCGCAGAGTACGCTGAAAGCCTAAAGGGTCCGTCTAAGGAAGAGATCATGGCGAGCGTTGACGCCGCTCGCGGAAGCATGGGCGACCTGATCATTGAGTCCTCTCGGTTCGGAGAGGCTGGTGCGGACGCCGCCAGCAAGTTCAACGACGACTTCAACGAGCTTCAGAACACCCTGAAGAAGACAGGGAACCTCAAGGAGTTTGAGGAAGAGTCTGCGAAGCTGACTGCGAAGCTACGAGAGAACCTCGACACGCTTCGCGACGACAGTCCTCAGATAACTCTCAAGAAGAACCTTGAACTGTACAAGAAGCTCGACGATGCCGTGAAGGAAGCTGGCAAGTCTGTTCGGGACATTGCTGCCGGTACGGTAATTGACGGCAAGCTTTTCCCGGCGTCTGCCACTGTGAAGGCCAACGCAGAGAAGTACAAGAATGAGTACGCAGCCGCACTCGATGCCATTAAGAAGAAGCAGCAGTCCGGTGGATTTGCCAAGGAACTGAAGGTCAAGAGAGAGAACCTTGAGGCTGACTTCAACAGCGGCAAAATCTCGCAGCAAGAGTACG